AAGGATTAAAAATGCGTGAAGCCAACCCATACCAGCTTGACGGCAACTGGTGGAACGCCAGACTAGGTAAGCTCACCGCCTCTCGAATGGCTGCGGCAATGAACTTTCTAAAGTCTGGCAAGGAATCCACCGAGCGCGAAAACCTACGCTATGAGGTCGTAGCCGAGAGGATCACCAACACCTTCGCGGACAAGTACACCACCTCAGATATGCAATGGGGGGTCGAGCAAGAGGCCGCAGCCAAGGAACGGTTTGAGTCCGTGACCGGTTTGATCGTGACGGACACCCCGTTCATTGACCACCCGCGTATACCGTTTTGCGGCTGCTCACCTGACGGGTTCGTGTCTGACGGGTCGCTCATAGAAGTTAAATGCCCCAAGACCAAGACACACATGAAGTACATAGCCAATCAGGAAGTCCCTGCGGAATACAAGCCGCAGATGACCCTACAGGCGGCGGTCACGGGTAAGCCGGTCTGGTTTGTGTCCTATGACCCACGCATGGGTGAGGGCAAAGACCTGTTCATCAAGAAGTTCCGACCCACCCCGGAAGAAATAAAGGTGGTCGAGTCCGCAGCAGAGCAGTTCTTGGCTGAGTGTGAAGCCTTGTTTGATTTTTACAACAACAAAGCAGTTTACTTTGATAAGGATTAAAAATGTTACTAATTGGATTAGCTCGTATCGGTAAAGACCCAGCAGTTCGCTACACCGCCGATGGAAAACCCGTGATGGATCTATCGCTCGCTATGGACTACGGCAAGAAAGGCGCTGATGGAAAGCGGCCTACGCAATGACCAATAGGTATTCCATGACCCCGGTTTTTTATTGAACAAACGAAACCCCCAGCCATCTTGAAACATCTTGAGCATAAAAATTTGTTGGGGACTCATATTTCAACTCCAATTCTTTCTGCAATTCTTTCTATTGGCCCAAAAACAGATTTGCTTAATGCAACTTCGATTAGTTTTAATGACGCATCAATTATTTCATCATAGGTTCCGGGGTCTGCTTTTTTAATTGCTTCAAGCGTAAATTGAGCGTCTTGCAATGCCTCTATGTCTGCGCTATTTGCCTCAAAAAGCAAGTCAAAGTCTGGTCTGCAATCAAGCTGGTATGGTTTAACTTCACGCATCTCTTGGCTCCCCTATTTTCAAAACACCTTTTGCCTCTTTAAGTTCTGCGCCCTTGTGTGCGGCCTCAGTCCTGACCAGTTCGCGTTCTTCTGGGGTTAGAGTTTTCCAAAACACGGACAGGATCTCAGAGCTTGATGCCTCATTGATCAGCTTGACCAGCTCCGCTTTGGACTTGGTAGCCCGTTTGGGTTTGGGCTCTACTGGTTGGGCAGAGTCAATCGCATCGTGTTCGACAATTTCCAGAGCTGAGACCCAGAGGTATCTGCGGATATAGGTCTGAACCGCACCGAGGTTTTGAACCTCATGGCAACCCTTGAGAGCTGCCGAGGACATGGGGCTGGTTATCTTGATCTCTGAGCCATCTTCTAAGTCCACGATGGTCAGGGTCGCAAGGTCGAGCCCAAAGGACACAACGCCAGCTAACTTTTTCTCATGGAAGATAGATTGGATCGCGGGTAAGAAGTCACCCAGCTCAAAGTACGAATACCCAGCGTAAGTATTCTTGCCCGATTTTTTAAGACTAGCGTTTTGTAAAGCTATTCGGGCATCCATCAGTTTGCTATATGCACTCAAGTTATTCTCCTTAGATAAACATTGCTAAAACTGCTACTAGCGCAAATAGTGCGCCACCTATTAGATCACCAAATTCGTCTTTAGTCATTTGGTTCCCGCCTTAATTAAAATATATTCTGCGTAACGGGTCTTATCTCTCTGAAGCATTACGGTGTTGATCAACCACCCCTCATTACGCAAGTTAAAAATAATGTCGGCTAGGCGTGTCGCGCGGTACAAGTGAATCGCCTCCCAGCTAGTAATTTTTTTCTTGGTAACTAGGTGGTGCGCTACTTTGTCAATTTTAGTGCTTGGTGCTTTGCTCATCGTACTTTCTCCTTGTGGTTTCAAATTCAATTGCAAGTTCAATCAATCGGGCTTTCATGTTGTCAAACGACTCCGGGTCACGCATAAAACTTAAGTCACGAACTGCTTGGGCTACACCAAGACACTTGTAAGCAATCAGGTCTAGGTGCTGGATAGTTATCTTTTCTTCTTGTTCTTGCTGTTCTAACTGTTGCTGGTGATGTTCTGCGTCAGTCATTTCGTTGCCTCACAGTCTTGGTGGTTGGTGATAAAACGCTCAAGGCAATCGTGGTCAGACGTAAAGATGCGACCCTTGCAATGAACGCATTGGTGATAGTGGCCTTGGGGGGTTGTTACTCTGAGGACATGGTCAACTGGATCGTCTCGATATATTGACCAAGCGGGTGATGTTGTCATTTATTCTCTCCGATAGTGGGGGCCGAAGCCCCCGGTTAGTTTACTTGCGTTTGCGGGTAGGAAACTGGTTAAAGACTTTGCCTAGGCAAGAACGGTTAGTGATGCACTTGGTATTCCAAACTTCTTTTGCATCACCTTTGGTTACAACTAAGTCAGAATCAAACCACAAGCCACCGTTGAAACCCATCTTAGCGGAATCGCACTCGCCAACTTTTTTAACTAACTTTGCAACATATGCCTCATATTGTGAAGCGGCATCTTTAGCGGCGTTGTCGATTACATGGGAGATACGCTCATCACACATACGAACAATCATTGGTTCGTTCATCCGATAACTTGGCTGAACCGAGCGAACTAAAGAAGAAGCAAAATCGTGTGCAGCTCTTTGCGACATATATGTTGAGCGCGATACAAAACCGTTTGGGCGGGGAAATGCTACGTTGAGATCCCAGTTAGCTTCTTCTAACTTTTGTGCAAATCGTGCAACCATTTCTTTGGTTGCTTGGACTGCTGCATCGATGCTTGCTTGCTTGAGTGGCTCTACTGCGGTGGCGATTACGTTAGTCATTTATTCTCTCCGGTTAGTACGATCAAAGTGACCGTATGAGTAATTATCCAGATTAAGAAACTGTTTACAATAGGGTTTGGCATCTTTTTTTCAATTATTTTGATATTCCCCTACAAGTTGTGGGGTTAATCTATCTTGGACGGTATTGGAAACCGTATACAATTTCGTGGTCGGAAATGACACTCCGGCGTTAGGCGCGAACAGGTAGTTCAGAACCCTTTAGTGGGGGCTTGTAGTCATCGTTTGGTTCGCGCCCGATGCTGGCCTGTCAAGCCCAAGTCTCCACTAAAGGGTTTTTCCATTTCCGACTGCGCGAAACGCCAGCAAAGTAGAAGGCGGGGATGGGATAGAGGCCGTGGAATAAGTAGCCACGGAGCCGGGGTCGACACCCGCTATATCCGTCTAGTAGTGGGCATGGCTACCTAGAGTACCGTTGTTACGGGATACATCTCCATGTAAGTCTGGCAAAAACCATCTCCATGTAAGTCTGGCAAAAACCTGTTTTTGCTAGTTGGTCGGTCTTTGGTCGATAAGGACTTGCAAACAGTTTCTAAAAGCCCTAGTATTTCAGACATGGATACAGAAAACGTAGGCAATTTAATCGCAAAAGTCCCGCAGGGCTTGAGTCCTGACGAGTTTTTGATGGCTCTATCAAACCTCGTTGAGGCCCAGACCCGCGAGGCTTGCGCCCGTGAGATTGAGGCCGAGGTCGAGGATTACGACCGGGACTACCGGGAGGTTGGTCTTGAACTAGCAGCTCAGATAAGGCAAAAAAAATGACCCGTGACGATATAGAACACCTAGCCCTGTCGGTTGGGATGATCCGCACTCAGGGAGACCTGATTAAACCGCTTTGGACGGCCTCAGATGCCCAGATAGCCAAGATGCTTGAGGTTGTCATCGGGGACGTTAAGCAGAGCGCCTCAGAGATCATGGTCAAGGCCATCAAGAAGGCCGTCCAGTACGAGCGAGCCGAGTGCGCCAAGCTAGCCGGGTACGTCAGTAAAGAGGCTGCGAAGTCCATACGGGAGCGTGAAGATGACTGACTTTGAGACCTTTTGGAAAGCCTACCCCAAGAAGGTTGCCAAGGGGGACGCGAGGAAGGCTTGGAAGCAGACCGACCAAATCCGTCCACCCCTTGCGGAGCTACTAGAGGCGATTCAGGCTCAATGCCGGTCAGACCAATGGCGCAAGAATGACGGTCAGTTCATACCCTACCCAGCCACGTTTTTACGCCAAGAGAGGTGGGAGGACGAGCTGAAAGTCACCCTGCCGGGGGTAGTTCAGGGCAAGGAGTGGCACGAGACTTGGGCGGGGATTCAGGCTAAAGGCCGAGAGCTGGGCATCGATGAGAGCCAATTTACTCACCCTCAAGACTTTAAGAGCGCCGTTATGCGGGCATCGGTCAAGGTCGCATGAGGATTGACTACACATTATTTGGGTTGCGGGAGCCCGATTTTGGTGAAACACCTCTTAGTTGGGGAGAAGTCTTGGTTTGGTTACGAATTAAGGG